TAATATCCTAGTTCACCTACACTATCTTCATACCCAATATGTAGATCAGTTGTACGAGAGGTAAAATCATTACCTGTATATGATGCGTTTGACTCGGCATTCAAATAAGTGCCGGCCATTGCAGGAGCTGAAGCAAATGAAATTGTAGCTAGGGCTAGTGCAATTTTGTTCATTAATTTACTTTGTTGTTTTAGTGTACTCTACACCACGATACGAAAGTTTTACAGCCATTGTAATTCTCTAGTATCACAGCCCCGTTCCCTGCTGTGATTGCATGCGACCTAATTAAAGGTTGAACGGACGTGGTGTGAGGTGGCTTCTACTGTATCGACATACGAGCCGCCTTGATTAGTTAAGTCCTAAGCGTTATATATGTCAGAACTAGAACTTTGTTGTTTTGAATTCAACGGTTGATCGCCTTTCAATGTCCCTTGAGATTGTTGGGATATCCTTAACGACTCTTGATATGCAGGACCAGAGTGAGCATTAGCTGTTTTATCAGGGTATAATGTCTGGCCTGCTGCATTAGTCCCATAGTTGGTAGGAGTTTCCTTCTCACCTGTAGGTAAGCCTAATGATTTTAATAAATGTGGATTAACCAAACACATAATTAATAATTTATACTTGAATCTGATCCACCCATTGATGAACCAAGTTGATTTGATTGTTGAAGTTTTGTATCCCCTTTACTAGACTGTTCCTCTTTTATTTTTAATCGGTCTTGATAATTTGTGCGTGTTATTAAATCTCTTGATAGATCTGAAGTCAAGCCAGCATTACCTACCCTAGCATCAGCAACAAATTGTTCTCTATCTTCTGATTTAACTTGGGATATTGTTTGTAAATCCTCAAGCGGATTACCGAAATTTGGTCCGGGGTTGTCTGCTCGACGAGCCATTTTGCCACACATAATTTTTAGAATTGTAAATCTGATCGATCTAATTTTTCAATTACATCTTGTCTATATGCAGGGTCGTTATCATAGCGTGGGTCATTCATAGCTGCAACCAATTCAGGTTGACTTCTAAATACATCACCACTAGATTGTGCAGCTTTACCTGTTAACATTCTACCTTCATACCCATTTGCGCTTTCGTATTGTGCTTGCAAACCATTTACTGCGAGTTGTATTGCTCCAGCATTACCGGAGTCTAATAATGAATCAAAAGCTTCGACCACACTAGGATCTAAATTAGAACTAGCCCATTCTGTCATTTGATTATATGAGTCTGCTCCTCCAACAGAATTTGTAATCTTATTTACATCTGCTTCTGTTAAATCAGCAGGTTCAGATTGAAGTTGTGAAGGATTAGCTTTAGTGTATTCCATGTATGCACTGACCAAATCTTGGCTAGACATACTTTGAAACTTCTCAATGGTTTCAGCTTTTAACTCTTCACCATTATTCCAAAACTCTTCTGAAGCTTCAGCAATTAGATTAGCCCCATCACTTAACTCAGAAGTTTCTTCTTCTTTAGGAGACTCATCTGATTTAGCTTCTGTTGAATCTGGTTCAGATTTTTCGCCTAATTTTTTTTCGAGTTCACCATAAGCTCGCTCTAATTCTTCTGCGTTTTTATATTTACCAGCAAGAAGATTTTCCTGCTGGTTTTGCATCTCCTCACCTACTGCTAGCGAGTCTTGCTCAGCTTCAGTTAGGTTATTTTCCGTGGTAACTGTATCAGTCCCCGGATCATATGTCATTGTTTCTGCCATTTATTCTTGAGGTGGTTGTTGTGCATTTTCTGCGCCTGCTCCTATCTGTTCTCCTATCATTTCAGACATGTTATTAAATCCATCAGGGTTCTTTTCAGGGTCCATCATTGGTGTACCCATCATCTGACCAGCTTGACCTACAACACTTCCCATTGCTTGTTGCTGCATTGCGGCTTGGTGTTCTTGCTGCTGCTGCTCTTCAGTCTTAACAAGATTCAATATATCTATACCTTGTGCAGCTGCTAATCTCTTAATAGCTTCATTCGGATTTATATGTTGCATCATTGCTTCTGGACCCATTGTTTGAGCAATGGTTTGTATGAAAGCAGTTAAACTTTCACGATCTTGTCCACGACCTAAAGCATTAATTCCTGCAACAATAGTAGGACGCACTAAATCTTTAGGTAATTTAGGTAGCTGATTACTACGTTGTAGTATTAATAAAGTTCTATTTAAATATGGTATCAAGAACTCAACTGTGAGCAAACTGAATAGTCCACCTAACTGTTGTTCTAATTCCATCTGTGTTAAACGAACCTCTTCTGCGGTGGTTCTTTCTGATTGTCGTACTGACAATACAAGGAAAGCTTCACTTAACCTTTTCTCAATTTGCTGTGCTAAGTTAGCAGCTGTTGAGAAATCAGCCGTCTTACCAACCTGTATTACAGCAACGTCTTCTGGTCTCCCTTGAACGATTGCTCCATTGCCAGCGTCAGCTATGGTTTTTGGTTTGGTTGTTGATGAAGGTGAGACTAAGAATACTACTTTAGCAGCGGCTGCACTACCCTCTACAAGGGCTTGTGATAGTCCTTCAAGTGACTTTAGATCACCAATGAACTCTTCAACTCTACCACGTCCATAGTCTTCTCCATCTACCGTATTAAATCTTAATGGTAGCCAAGGGGATGCGTTCTTTGGTGCAGTACTACGACTTCCGGGAATTATTTTCCCTTCTACTTCTTGGTACCATACCCAACGTCCTGACTTATCGTCTAATTTAACGCATGTGTATACTTCTACGTCATCATCATCTGATCCTGTAGTTCCTTCCTGAACCCTATTGGGTTGATATTCTATAGTTCCAAGCAGATCATCACCTAAAACTTTTCTACTTATAAGTTCTTTAGTTACTATTTCTAGTACATTACCGTTACCATCACGGTTTACTACATAACGATGTAATGGAAAGTTTTTTAAACCAGCTTTACCCATAAAGAGTAGAGCATTTCCACCTACAATTAAATGTTTAAGTGCTTGGTGTACAACGACACGATCACTAGAGGCTGCAATGTAATCCATTACCATCCTCTCTATTTTAGAGAAGGATAGATCAAGTTCACTTCTTACCTGTGGGTCGAGTCCTGCCTCACCAAGTTTATCATCTCTAACTTGTAGCTTAAAGAATGTAGTCTGAGGTGGTAGTAAAGCAAGCATTAATTTTGCTGCTAATGTTACTACCGCCTTAGATCCTACACTCTGCCACGGAGTTGCAAATGACCTACGATTTATTTTTGTAGCGTTATCGTCTGTAATTAAATATGGTAACGTGAGTTGTGAGCATTCAACTGCAGAGTTCAAGAACTGAGAACGTCCTGTAGTCAGTCGATTGTATCTCTCACGTGCATTCATTTATTCAATCCTCCAGTTGGAGAAGTTGTTCCTGTATTAACTCCCGGATTTAAAGGTATCCTGAGACTACCTGTTCCACCTTGTAAGTAAGGATTTCTAGATTTCTTACTCTTAGCACGTCTAACCTGTGGGTTCACATCAGTCTCTTTATCAAGAGGTCTCGGTGCAGGTACTGGCCGCCTTGGTGGCAATGGTGGTGGCGGTGGTGCTGGTAATGGTGGTGGTGGTGGCGGGGCTGATGAGCCTCCTCCTCCTCTTCCTCCTCCTCCGCACATTAGATTTCATCCTCCATAATGTTTTGGATATATTCGATTACGCTGGCTTGACCCGCACGATACATAATTGATTCGATTGGTTCTTTAGGATGAACTGGTTTCCAACCGAAGTTAGAGTCAAGCCTGCTGATTAGTTCATCCAGTCTATTGTTGTGTAATTTAAGCGTATTTAGGGAGATTGACATTCGAGTGCTCGAAAAAAGCTGGCATACGGGCTCGCTTGGTGTCAGAAAACTCTGGAGCTTTCCCTTCATACATTAAGCGATCACTAGCATCCAGCCAGAATTTTTTGTCCAAATATTTATCGTAGGTATTTGTACCTAGTGGTTCCATTATCCAGTTAATAGTGGCCTTCCTAAGTTTATCCAAAGAAAGAGAAGAAGAAAGACCCAACTCATGACATACAAGAGTATTACATCCGACATGGATCTGTTCGTCGCGACTGATATCTGCCGATACTGTGCGTAGAGCAGGATCACCATTGAACCGAAAGAAAGGGAGTAGAACAAAGAATATAGCTCGTTCTGCGACAAGTGCCTTAAGAAGGGTATGGTCAGGGTGTTGAATCCATGCATCTCTTAATAACTTCCCCTCCTTTTCATCTTTATCATTAACATTATGTACATCTGCTATATAACCCAATGCGAGGTCATGCCTTTCCTCGTCTTTAACATTTGATTCAAGGAGTTCACGGGCATTATCGGGAACACTCTTCTCCAATGCCTCAACAATGAAGCTTCCAACAGGGAGCTCCATATGACGTATTGAGAGAGCACGTTTGATGGTTTCTTCCGCACCTTCTTTAAGCTTTCCAGCGGTTGGTTTTACAGGGGACCACTTTCTCTTGCGGTCCATTAATTTTTCGTAGGGATGTTTTCTCATTACTTCATTTCCAATGTGGTCCATTCATCCATGCTACCAGACTAATCCTCTTACCTTTTGTAACTGGTAAGACTCTATGTGGTATCCATGAGGGGAAAATGTATGCATCACCTGATTTTGGTTTTACTTTTTGATGCCAAGGTTTATATTCAAATTCTAATTCACCACCTTCATAATCTTCATTCAATAATAAAGTCATAGAAAGCTTACGTTCTAAACCAGAATCATTTGGAATGGGATCTGTATGCCAATCATAATGATCTCCTTCTTTATAAATGGTAGCTTGTATTTGTGAATCGAAATGATTTAAGTCATACTTAAAGTATTCCTTATTAGCAGATACCATGATGTTATAACAAATACCAGCTATCCACTGATCCCAAAATAACCAAGAATTGCTAGATGAGCGTATAGCATTATCGGCTCTACCAGATTGACCTATTACTGATTCTCGTGTAGTAGATGCTTCTATTTCTTTTATTATTTCCTCAATAAATCTGGATGGTAATTTAGTTGGTGTACAATAAAGAGTACGTTCAGTGAACATAGTCATTATTCTTGACAATCGCAGGTGAGCGGTTCATTTCCCAATATATTTTGTAAGTAATCGTCCACTTCAGCTTTATCTAATGCTGCATACGCATCGCTCTTATCCTGTGTGTCACCCATTACTTGCAGGGAGTAGTATAAGGAGGTTTGGGGTGATAATAACCACTCTTCCACGAAGTTAATGTCGTATGTAACAACATCGCTCCAGCTATTAAATGAATAGCCGTGAAGAAGTCCTGTATTTCCTAACATAATCATCAGTTGATCTGCTACTTTCTTGTAAGCATCCCAACCAACTTCACTAGCGATTTCTACATCGCCATAATCATAGTGTTCAACGCCAAATGTGCCGCTATCACGGTCCACACTTCTGGCTATAGGTGGTGCAATTTCTGGTGTAGCTGTAAAGCCATCCAAATCCTCACTTCTATAAGAACATGAGGCAGTAGGTGCTATTGCAAAAGCACGTACCATTTTATTTTTCCTAGCTATATATGCTGCACCTTCAATACCTTCCTTCAAAGCGTATGCAATTTCTAGTGCATCGTTTTGTTCGTGAGGCATTTTATTGTTAACAGCTATTAAAGCGTCTCCAAATTTATCGTAAGTTACGTTGTACCTTCTGAGGAGGTTGGCCAAGCCAAGCATTCCGAGCCCGACTTGCCTGTCGATGTCCGAGGATAGGTACTCTCCAGTCCCTCCAACACCTGTTCTGCCATGG